TCGAAGAGCGCGTGATCGACCGGGCGGCGGCGGCCGCCCCGGAGGTGCGCGCGTGAGGATCTACGAACTGTCCTACGCGCAGGACGACGCGCCCGACGGCTTCGGCCGCCAATACTTCACGTCGATGGCGGCCGCCCGGCGCGGGAACAGCAGGAGATCCGCATCGAGGTCACCGGCCGCGTCATCCAGACCGTCGCGCCGGGCGGCAAGTGGGAGTACGTCGCCGACTACCGGCTTTCGGCGTAACCTTGTCCCGAAACCGCATGTGGTTCTAAACTAGGAGAGAACGGAAATGAACGAGAAACACCTGTACCGCCCGCTGTACCGGCCCGCCGCATTCAGCGGCATCCCGAAGGGCTGGGAGTATGCCGAAGCGCCGCCGGATCTGCCGCAGGTTTGCGCGCGCTTCGGAGTCCCGATGTCGCGCCACACGCACGGCGTCATCGCCTACGACCGCAAGCTCACGGCCGAAGAGGTGAAGCAGCACGAGCTGGAATACCTAGGGGAGAAATGATGAATTGCCCACATTGCGACGTCGAATTGACTGAGGAAGAGATCCGGAGTCTCTGGGGGTCCATGACGGGCCGCAGGCAGACGCCGCACGCCGGTCCCGGCCGACCTCCGTACAAGAAGCGCTGCCCGTGCGGTGCCATGACTGTGGACCGCGCCAAGCTGCGCAGCCACAAGTGCGTGGCCCCCAAGAAGACTCCCAGGAAGACGGTCTGATGGACGCCTTCAGCCTTTTCCAAGCGCTCGATGGCCTGATCGCACCGGCCATCGCGCGCATGTTTCCGGCCTATCCCAACTGCTGCATCCTGGCCACGCGGATCACCATGGAGGTCGGCGCGTACTTCGGCGTCGAGGTCCAGCCGCTGCCGGTCCAGGTGATCCTCTACAACGGGGCCTACCGGCGGCATGTGGAGGCCGGGGAGGAGTACGACATCGAGCGCTGGCACCGCGAGGACGGCAGCCACTCCGTCGGCGTGGGCTTCGGCGCGCCGGGATCGGAGTACAACTGCTGGCCGGGCCATCTCATCGCCACGGCCGACGGCGTGTTCGCCGACTACACGATCCGGCAGGCGGAGCGGCCGCAGCACGGCATTATCACCGGCAACACCCTGGTGGGCCCGTACCGGCCGCCGCGCTGGACGGCCGTGAACAACGCGGACACCACGGTCGAATACCGGGTGACCGGCAACGATGCGTACACCGGCGCGCGCGACTGGACCGACCCGGTGCGCCGCCGCAAGATCACGGGCCCGCTGATCCGCGAGATGAAGATCACTCTTACCGCATGCGGTTTAAAGTAGGATCATATGACGGAATCCGACGAACGCTTCGAGCGCATCGAGAAGAACCTCGACAAGCTGACCCTGCTCGTGATGGAGATCACCACCGGCGTCAGAAAACTGGAACGGGCGGCCGGTGTGCTTTTGATCAACGATGAGGAGCTGGACCGGCGGCTCACCGAACTGGAGAACAAGCCCAGGCGAAAGCCGCAGTAGGCTACAGTGATATTGCCGGTGCGGAGGAACGCAGTACCCGGTGCATTGAGAAAGCCCCTGGCCCCGTCGTTTGGCTGGGGGCTTTTCTGTTGGTACAATCCCCGGCAGGATGGTCAGCAAAGCCAACCTCGCGATTTACCAGGGGGATGATTTCGCTGCGGTGGTGACCGTCTATAACGGCACTGCAACGCCTCCCGATCTCACCGGCTATACGGTCCAATCGCAGATCCGGCTGGGCCCGGCGGATACCAATCCTGACGTGGTGGTGGAGATCGCGACCGCGCTGCATCCTCCGAACACGATCAACCTGTCGATCCCGCGCAATATCACGGTGCAGCTCTCCGGCAGCTATGCCTGGGATCTCCAGCTCACGGCCGCCGATGGGACCGTTAGCACGGTGATAGCCGGTCTGGTGACGGTCACGCCGGAAGTCACGCGGGAAATTGCATAGAGGTCAGTATGGGACAGAATTTCAGCGCAGTGTTGAAGGCTCCGCAGTTCCAGGCGACACTGACTTCCCCCGGAGGAGCGTATCTGCCGCTGACCGGCGGCACGATGACGGGTCCGATTGTGCTCGCGTCCGATCCCGCCACGGCCAATCAAGCCTCGACCAAGAACTATGTGGATCTCCAGATCGCCGATCTGAACGGCGTCTACATCCGATGGGTTCCGTACACGGGGCCGCCGCAGTCCTTCCTGCAACAAGATCTCACCCGCGACGGCGATTGGACGATGGTTGCCAACAAGGACACCAGCGACCGGCCCGCGCCGCAGCCCAGCGGTGCCGAAGAGGATCTGCTCCCGGCCTGGACGCCAACGACGCTGAGTGCCCGCGCCACATTCACCGTCGCCAATCAGTGGTCTGTCAATGCGGACGGCTGGGTGGATCAGTACGGCGTGGATGTCAATACGCAGAACGCGAACGCGGTCCACGCGATCTCGCTGAAGGTCAACGGCGTGGTCAAGGACAGCATCACCATGACGCCCACCACTGCCGGAATGTACTGGCAGAACATCACCCCGCTTCTGGTGATGGCCGGAGCGGTGCTCACCGTCACGGTGCAGGTCACGCAGGTCGGTAACAACTACATGTATTGGGACCAGCAACCGGGCCTGTTCGCCACGCCGCCACCCTATTGCAGCCTCGCGCAGGGGCAGAAGGACAGCGCGGGCTGGAACGATACGGCCTACAATTGCCATCTGTTGTTCAGCCCCGGCACGATCTCTCCCGATTGGGACGTGGTGGCCTACGGGGGCGGCGCGAGCGGCGGCGGCACGCTGCAGACGTTCAGCTCCAATGACGCCGCGAAATCTGCCGGTCTACGCCAGGGCCGCTGGTACACCGACGGTTCAGGGAACGTGAAGGTTGTATTCTGAGGAGAGTATGGCCAGTCCCATTCCCGGTCTCCAGCCGCCGCCATCCGATCCGCTGAGCGAGCTTGCCACGCTGCGCGCCGCCATCGCGTCCGGTGTGACGGAGGTTCGCTTTCAGGACCGGACTGTCCGCTACGCTTCGATAGACCAGATGATCAAAGCCAGCACCTACCTTTACCAACTGATCTATCCGCACGGGCCGCGCACCATCCGGTGCTACACCACCAAGGGGCTATGACGCAACCGAACGTTTTGCCGCGCACTGCCGGTAAGACTCTCATCAGCCCGCGCAGCGCGCTCATCTCGACGCTGCGCACGTGGCTGCTCTATCGCGATCAGGCTCTCTGGGCCTTTGTCAGCGGCACCGAAGCCAATGATCCGCTCGAAGAGATCCGCATCGAGGACGCCACCCAAGGCCACATTGCGGAGGCCAACGAGGCCCGGAAGCGCGCGCTGGCCATCGCGCAGGAGATCGCCCAGGAGAACCAGCAGACGGCCGTCCAGGTCATGCGCGAGGCCATAGACGAGCTTCTGGCGGCGGAGGTGCCGCGCTTCCCGCTCACGCTTTCCCATATCCCCGGCAGCTTCTGACCACGTATAATCGGCAACAAGCGTACAGGTCGGGTCAAGGAGGAAATGCCATGCCTCTGACGATCCCGTGGTTTCTGTTCGCCCTCGCGTTTATCGCGACGGCCTTGCACCCGATCTATCGCCAGAAGCTGCCGCTCTGGCTGCCGGTCCTGCTGATCTGCATCGGCCTGCTGTTCCCGGTCAAGTAGCATGGCATCCACGCAAAGCATCGGACGGTTGCACCGGAGGCCCAGCGGATCGACGCCGGGCGTGCTGGTGCGGCGCGCCGATGGCGGCGCGTATCCACCCAGCTACACGGCCTACACGGGCTCCGGCGCGCCCTACGACGCATCGGCGACCGGCAGGCGGCTCTCACCCTGGAACCCGACGCGGCTGGGCCCTACGACGTCCCTCTGGGCCACGCGCGACCTCATGCTGGCGCGCTGCCACGATGAGGTCCGCAACAACCCGCTGGCGGGATCGGCCGTGGATAACTTCGAGTCGCAGGTGATCGGCAACGGCATCAAGCCGAAGTGGAACGTCAGGGACGAGCAGTTGAAGGTGGCTATCGAACGGGAGTTCGCCTTGAGCACGATGTCGAAGGACATCGATCAGGCTGGATTGTGCGACTACTTCGGCCTGCAGGCCCTGGCCGCGCGCGAGATCTTCGAAGGCGGCGAAGTGTTCGTGCGCCGCCATCTGCGCCCGACCAACTGGAGCCCCAACCCGAACCTCCGCCGCCCTATGCGCGTGCCTATGCAGCTCCAATTGATCGAGAGCGAACAGTGCCCGATCTGGCTCAACCTGATGGCCACGGGCAGCGCATCGACCGACGTGCCGCCGGGCTCGGTCGTCCGCACCGGCAAGGAGTTCGACGCCGACGGCCGCCTCGCCGCCTACCACATGTTTCAGGAGCATCCCGGCGAAACGATGTTCTTCACGTCCACCGCGCTGCGCTTCATCCGCGTCACCAGCGATCACATGCTGCACTGCTACAAGCCGTTTCGCGCGGGCCTGCTGCGCGGGCAGCCGCATCTGTCGAACGTACTGGTGCTGCTCCATGAGCTGGATAAGTACACCGACGCCACCGTGGTGGCGCGGCAGGTGCAGGCCATGTTCGCGGGCTTCGTCGCAAAGACCGTGCCGGAATCGGACGTCATCCCCACCGATCTGGCGGGCACGCCGGGCTCACCGGCCAACGGCTACACTCCGCCGGGCATCCGCTATGGGCATCTGGAGCCGGGCTCGATCAACGAGCTGTATCCCGGCGAGAGCATCACCTTCCCGACGCTGCCGCAGAACAACGATCTGCAGACCTTCATGAGCGTCATGCTGCACAACTTTGCCGTCGGCATCGGAGCCACCTACGAGCAGATCACCGGCGATCTGCGCGGCGT